AGATGAACCCGAATGTTTAATTTATGACGACTAATGGTTAGTATTCTCGAAGGCACAAATAGTTTTGGCACCAATGGTATTCAGTGGTGGATAGGTCAAGTCGCTGAACGTAAGTCTTGGGCTCCCTATGCCTTGGAGATCTATGATAAGGATGCTGGTAAATCTGGTGAAGATAAAAATATCTATAATCACCGTGTAAAAGTAAATATTGTTGGTAAGACGGATCAAATCGTGGAGCCTATGGAATTGCCTTGGGCCCACGTATTATCTAATCCAATGGCTCAGAGTGGATATGGTGGAGGATATTCTAGTCACAAATTAGAAGGTGGTGAGAGTGTATTAGGGTTTTATTTGGATGGAGATGATCAACAAAAACCAGTTGTTGCTCATGTTTTTTATAGAGATCCAAGAGCTGCAGATCCTACTCCAAATGTTGTTGCTGGTGGAAGTAGAAAACCTGCTGCAAAACAAGTATTGGATGTAAAGGATAAACAGGAAGTTGTAGGAAAAAGTCCTAGTAATAATTCAGCCATAACTGATAAAGAATTCAGTAAAAAAAAGGAATATAGTAAGATTGATGGTACTCCTATAGGAGATACTAAAGAACCTATTGCATCTAATGAGTCTTCTAAAGAACAGTCAATGAGTACTGCTGCTTATAGAACTCATGAAGCTTTGAAAAGAGTAAAGGTTGAAAGTCCTGCAACTTGCAAGAATGATAACACTACTAGTGCTATAACTACTGCACTTGGTGATTTTTCTGAAACATTAATGAAAGTTGAGAATTATGGTGATTTCTATGTTAATAAATTAACTGGAGCTGTAGTAGATCTTGAAGATGAAATTGATCTAGTTTCTAAAAAGATTGGTGGCTATATGACAGCTACTACAAATGGTATAAGAGATTCACTTTTTTCTAATATTGAAGAAAGAATAGGCGAATTTACAAATCAACTTGTTCCTGAAGATTTAAAAGCTCCATTTGGTGATGCGTTAAAAGATGTCACTGATGAAATACATTGTTTATTTGGTAATATTATTGCAGCTCTTAAAGATACTATAACTGGATTTTTAAAGGATTTGATGGGTAATCTCATTAATGCTCCTTTATGTGCTTCGGAACAGTTTGTAGGTACATTATTGAATAATATAATGGGTGGTATTACTAGTACTATAGGACCAATACTTAATAGTTTAACTTCAGTACTTGGTGGTGCTTTAGGAACAGTTACTGAAATGGTTGATAAAGCATTAGCTGGTGTTGGTATACTTTATAATTTTCTTGGATGTGATGATCATAAGTGTCCTTTACCAAGTAGATATGATGTTGGACTTGGCCCAACACAAAAAGAAAGGGATAATATGGGTAAACTTATGGAGTCTGCTTCTTTATTAAATCTTGCAGGTGGTGTGCCTGGTCTTGGTGGATTGGTTGGTAGTGTTAAAGAGGCTGCGGAAAATGTTAAGGGTGCTTCAAGTATTTTTTCTGCGAAAGGTATTGCAGGCGATCCAGCATCATTATTGGGTGTTGGTGGATGTGAAAGTAATGTATTGAGATGTGGTCCTCCTACTGTTGAATTATTTGGTGGTGCAGGTGTTGGTGGATTAGGAAATGCTGTAGTAAACAATCTTGGTCAAATTATAGGTGTTGATCTAATAGAGAGGGGCCTTGGTTATACCGTAAAGAGACCTCCATATGTAAGATTTAAAGATAGTTGTGGAGATGGTTCTGGTGCAAAAGCAACAGCTATAATTGCAGATAACGGAGAGATTGAGAGAATTGTTATGGATAGTGCTGGTCATGGATATAAAAATACATATGATAAGATTAAAACAGTTTATGGTGATTTAGAATCAGATGCTATATCACAATCTGCAAACTCTGATGCTACACCTGTAATTGCAGAAGTTGATGATGTGGTTGTTATTAATAGTGGATATGGTTATAATTCCACTGATACCATATCTATTGGTAATGCTATTGTTACTCCCAAAATACTTAATGGTAGATTGTTAGGTGTAGAGGTTGTTGATAGTGGATCTGGATTTACAGGTATTCCAGAAGCTACTATAAATAGCGCTACTGGCCAAGGTGCAATTGTAAAAGTGGTTCTTAAATTTGTTCCTCTAACTGGAGTAACTAAAGTATCACTTGATTCTGATCAGATTATATCTGTAGTCAATTGTGTCGGTAAACCACTTACACGTACTAGGATAGGTTCATAATGACATCTGTACCACAACCGCCTGGTGATCTAGATTTCGATATCTATCGACATTTTAGACATGAAGCTGGAATGACAGCTGGTGATCTAGGTGAAGTAACTTATAGGTTACTTACTAATAATGGTTCCAGTTTTGGTTTTTATACAAAAGGTGGAAATAGAGAAGATTATATGACTTTTGTGTCTGGTCAATCTGTTGAAGCTTTAGGTGAAGAGATCAAAAGACCAAGGGATGCCGCTCAAGATCCTGTTTTTCCTGCTAAGTTGATTAATTGTAAACATGGTGATGCAGTTATTCAATGTGAGGATGGGGATATTATTTTAAGAGCTGATAATATAGTTTTTGAGGCGAAGGGTGTTACTGCCACTAATGATGGTAACATCACTATGAAGGCTAATAAGAGTATTACTATTGATAGTCCAGACACTAGGGTTATTGGTACTAATCTCCGACTTCAAGCTAGAAAAGACTTTACTATGTCGGCCAAAGGAATTGGTGGTATAATAGCTGGTGTGTTAAATATGGCATCATCTGCCGATTTTGGTGCATCAGTTGAGTTAAGTAAATTAACTTCACTATTAAAAGCAATGAAACTTGATGAATTTGAGGGTAACTAATGGCTAACAATTTTGTTCACTATGGAAATAGAATAACACTTGGAAGTGAGGGTGGTTCTGGTATTTCAGATATAACTCAGAAAAAACCTTATGAAGACTCTGATTATGGTGGTCTTGCAGTAATTAATGGGCCTGTTCAGTTAGGATATGCACCATTAGCAAATCCCCCACTAGGAGTACTTGATGTTGGTCCAACAGTTTCTACTTCAGGACCAACAGCTTTAAGTGCTGTACATATTATACATGATAAGATTGGTATTAATATTACAGCTCCTAATAATTACATTGCAGGTGATCTTCAAGTAAAACCTGATAGTGGTGATATTCATGATAGTAATTTGAAAGATTGTACAGGACAAAGTTGTGCTTTTACAAGTAGTACAATTAATGTTCAGGGATGGAAAGGATTTGATATTAAACATCCCAATAAGGAAGGTCATAGATTAAGACATGTATGTATAGAAGGCCCTGAAGCTGGTGTATATGTCAGGGGAAGGTTGTGTAAAGGAAACAAAATAGAATTGCCTGACTACTGGAAGGGATTGGTTGATACTGAGAGTATTACTGTTAGTTTGACTGCTATTGGAGTAGGAAATCAAGATCTATTTGTAGAAAAGATAGAATGGGGTAAAACTGTTATCGTTAAATCTGGTACTGGTAGTAATGTTGATTGTTACTATGTGATTAATGCTGCAAGAATTGATGGAGAACCTTTGATTGTGGAGTATGAGGGAGATACACCTGCACAATATCCTGGCAATTCAGAACAATTCTCAATATCTGGTTACGATTACGGTAGAGGAGTTGACAAATAATCATAACTCTGTTATGATATCAAAGTCATCAAAAGATACATGGAAGAAATTTTTGAAAATGATGAGTATGTAACAGCTGCGGTTGTTGATATTTGCCTGCGTTCTTTTTACCTTGTGAGTAATGAAGGAGTCGTTCAAGAAATTACATGTGAAAGCACAGATCAATTCATGGATGTTTTGGAAATAATTCATTGTGTAACTGAGATTGATGACCAAATTCAGATCATTTATTCCGATATAGTTGTGTCTGAAAATGCGGGAGTGGTGTAGGGGTAACATACGAGTTTTCCAAACTTCTGTCCTGAGTTCGAATCTCAGCTCCCGCTTGAGTTAATTAGGTTTTTTGTTGTCTAAATACTAGGAGATGAATCTTGCTAGCGGGATAAGCGACAATGCCTTTAAGTAGACTAGAAAATTTCCTAAAGAATGTTGAAGGTAACATACTATATGTAAATCCAACGGATTTGGATGCTACAGATAGTATTGAAAACCAAGGTAATTCATTAACCAGACCATTTAAGACAATCCAGAGGGCTCTACTTGAAGCTGCTAGATTTTCATACCAGATAGGTCAGGATAATGATAAATTTGATCGTACAACCGTATTGTTGTACCCAGGCGAACATGAGATTGATAATAGGCCTGGATTAAATGTAGTTACAGATCCAGATAATGCTTCTGCAGCATTATTCAGGGATAGACAAGGTAATATTATTTCAAATGCTAATTTTCCCGAATTATCTGATTCTACTAACTATAATCTTGATGATCCAACGAATGAATTATATAAGTATAACTCTGTAGAAGGTGGTGTAATTGTACCTCGTGGTGTATCTATAGCTGGCTATGATGTACGTAAGACAAAAATAAGACCTAAATTTGTACCAGATCCTGAAAATGCACAAATTGATAAGTCTGCAGTATTCCGTTTAACTGGTGGATGTCATTTTTGGGCGGTAAGTTTCTTTGATGCTAATCCTAAAGAGTCTTGTTATAAGGATTATACAACAAATAAATATCTTCCACAATTTTCTCACCACAAATTAACAGTATTTGAGTATGCTGATGGTGTAAATGGTGTAGGTATTGGTACTTCAACTACCACTACCGATCTTCAAATGTATTTCCACAAGGTTCAGAGAGCCTTTGGTGATGATTCTGGTAGAGGAATAGCTGACTTCCCAGTTAATACTGACATGCAACCTAAGTTGCCTGAGTTTGAGATTACTGGACCTGTTGTTGTTAATGATATTTCAGTTAGTCAGATTACTGCTGGTGATGGCTCAACTCCAACTTCAACAATAACTGTAGATACTTCAACAGCTCATGGGCTTGTTGTGGATAGTGCTATTAGGATAGCTGGTGTTACTACATTCCCAAATATCTACAATGGTAACTTCACTGTAACTGGTGTTAGTAGTGAACGTCGGTTTACTTATGAGGCTTCAAGTACTCCAACGGATGCAACTCCTACTATTGGTGGTGTTGAAACTATAGTACCTGATACTGATAATGTAACGGGTTCTTCACCATATATTTTCCACTGTTCCTTAAGATCTGCTTATGGTATGTGTGGTCTCCATGCTGATGGATCTAAGGCATCTGGATTTAAATCCATGCTTGTTGCTCAGTTTACTGGTATTGGATTGCAGAAAGATAATAATGCATTCTTAGTTTATAATAAGACTACTGGACAATATGATAATAATGGTACTGCACCTTCTAGTGAAAAACCACTTTATTTGAATGGATCTTCACGGTATAGACCAACATATAAAAACTCTCATATCAAAGCATCTAATAATGCATTTGTTCAGGCAGTTTCTGTGTTTGCCGTTGGTTTCTCAGAGCATTTCACTAGTGAAAGTGGTGGTGATATGTCTATCACCAACTCAAACTCCAACTTTGGTTCTGTATCTCTAAATGCAAAGGGATTTAAAGATTCTTCATTTGCTAAAGATAATAGAGGATATATTACTCATATTATTCCACCCGAAAGTCAATTCCAGAAAAATATTTCGGTTGAGTGGGAAGCTATTGATGTTACTAAGACTTTAGCTTCAACTGTTGATCAAGAACACATCTTTTTAGATGGATTTACTGATCCAGCTATTCCTCCCGTACATGTAATTAATGGATATAGAATTGGTGCAAAAGCTGGAGTAGATGGTATTATACGTACAAATCCTGATTTATTAAATGTAAGTATTGCTGGTGTTGGTACATATAGTGCTGAAATCATAATGCAGAATAAGACTGGTGGATCTGATTATTCCACTATGAAGGTTTATGATGTAGAAAGAACTGGTGTAATTAATAGTATAACTGATAGTAAGATAACTTTAACTTCAGCTCACCAGTTATCTGCAGGTGAAAGTATTCGTGTAATCTCTGACGATGGATTCCTTCCAGATGGAATTGATACTAATGTTATTTACTATGCAGTAACTAGTGATTCTACTCAAGAAAGTTCTTTAACAAATACACAAATAAAACTTGCAAGAAATAAGAATGATGCATTACTTGGTGGATCTGGAAATATTATTGCAATTAATAATAATAAAGGTGGTGTTCTTACTATTGAATCACGAGTAAGTGATAAGAAACCTGGCGATCTAGGACATCCAATACAATATGATACTACTAAGGGTAACTGGTATATCCAAGTTAAAGGTACTTCCAATGAAGTATATGCTGCTGTTAATAGTAATTCTGCACAATTAGGACCAAGAACTGGTAAGACATTTATCAGAAGAAAGGAAGATACTAGATCTCTTAATGATAAGATTTATAGACTTAGGTATGTAATACCTAAAGAATCTTCTGATGCAAGACCACCAATTCCTGGCTATACTTTACAGGAATCAAGTACTGTTGGTGTATCTACATCTGGTGAATTTACTAATGATATCCCTAATGTAACGGTTCAGAGAAATCTTCGTATTGTAAAGAGTGTTGACAGAGATCCAAACACTGGTATCACAACTGTTGTTACTGAGAAACCTCATAATTTAATTATGGGTGATGATGTACAGTTTAAGAAGATTAGAAGTGGTGGTAATTCAGCTGGTACTATAAATGAAGGATATAATATTGTAAGAGATATTGTTGGTATTACTAGTGCTAAAGGATTTCAAGTATTATTCTATGATACAGATCCTGGCACATTTACAGATACAAGTACCAATAGAAGTGATAATCTTCCTACAGTAAGTAGACGTAAACATAAAGATACATTTACTGTATATCGTGCAGAAACCATTAAGTCTCATGATTATCAAAGACAAGATGGTGTATATCATTTGATTTGTGTTGATAGTAGTATATCTCCTACTGTAAATGAGTATACTAATTCTAAGTTTAATCAAAACATAACTGATCTTTATCCACAGTATGATGCTGATAACTTCAACATGGATCCTTCCCATGCTGCAAGTTTTGCACTTAATACTCCAATCGGTAAAGTTGTTACTAATGATCTTAGAGGTAGTTTAAGTAAGGAATTTACAAATAACTTTATTGTTGGTAATCAAATTGGTTATGCAGTAACTGGTGCTGCAAGTCATACTAATGGTATTACTACAGTATGGACTAATGTTGAACATAATTTCAATACAATTATTAAACTTACATTAGCTGCTGGAGGAAGTGGATATGGTAGTGCAGGTATTCTTTATAACGTTGAGTTATCAGGTGGATCTGGACATGGTGCAACTGCCAATGTAACTGTTAATGGTGCTGGAGTAGTAACTGCTGTTGAGATTGTTGATGGTGGTGCTGGATATACTAAGGGTAATACTCTTAATGTAAAGGCTGGTGCTGGTAATGCAACAGTAACTGTTTCTATAATTCATAGTAATATTGGTGATGCAATTCAGATAGTTGGTGTTGGTACTGTTGGTAATAGATATAATTCTGGATATAATGGTATTCATACTGTTACTTCAGTAACTCCTAAGAGTGTTACTTATCAATTACCAAGTGGAAAACCTGCAGGTATTCATAGTACAACTACTGCTGGTATCCATACTGGATTCTTCATGTTGGCAGGTAATGCACCTAGAATTAATTCTATAGCTTACTCTAATCCTGATACAGGAATCGCAGTAGTAACTACAGATGAACCTCATGGATTGAGTGTTAATAATGCATTCAGTATTGTTGGTGCTGCACAAACCATATACAATGGAGATCATCTTGTATTTGAGAAAAATAGTACTACACAATTCTCATTCAAATTTACTGAGAAACTTACTCCTGCAACTTATACAACATCAGGTGGAAAGGCTCAGGTTCTTCCTGTTTTATATGGTGCAAAAGGTGGTAAAATTGTTGTAGGTGATGAGAAACTTGCTGAAAGACAAGTTCCATTAGCTGTTGGTATTAGTACAACTTTAAGTAATGCTGCTTGGACTGCTGTTAATACTACATTGACATTAACAGATTCTTCAGGATTTATTAAAGGTGATTATATACAAATTGATGATGAAATTGTACGTGTTTCAGCTGATTTCTCAAGTAATGCGGCTACTGTTCTTAGAGGACAGTTAGGTTCTAGAGCAGAAACTCATCTTGCAAGTTCTCTTGCTAAGAAAATTCGTGTGTTACCTGTTGAAAAGAGAAGGGCATCTGTTCTTCGTGCATCTGGTCATACATTTGAGTATCTTGGATTTGGGCCTGGTAACTATTCAACCAGTTTCCCAGAGAAACAGGATAGAATTCTTACTAGAGAAGAGAATTTCCTTGCACAATCAACTACAGATAATGGTGGTTCAGTTGTTTATACTGGTGTTAATGATGCAGGTGACTTCCATATAGGTAACAAGGTTGTTAACTCACAAGATGGTACAGAAGCCACATTCAATATTCCTATTCCAACTACTACTGGATCTGGAGCGGAAGGTGATTCTGCAGGTGGAAGACTTGATGTTATCTTTGATAGTGTTAATATTAGAGAAGGTTTAATTGTTGATGGTAATAATAATACAACTGTTAGGATTAATGCTCCTACTACAGTAACTAAGAAATTAACTTCTTCATCAGATGATGGTGCTGAGTTTGTTTCTATTGATCTTACTGGTGGGTTATCTCCATCCAGAACTATCACTTATACTGCAACTCCACCAACAGGATCCTCAACTCTTGGAGATATTCTATTCAAGGCTAATCCTGATTTTGGTGATCATCTTGGATGGGTTTATACATCACAAGGATGGAAACAGTTTGGTCTTATTGCAACTGAGAAAGACAGAGATCAACTCAGTCTTGGTATAGTTGGTCTTGGATCTACATCTGCAAGTCGTGCTGGTAAAACAGATTCTAATGGTGTATTACAAGGTTACGGTGGTGCTCTTGATGTTCGTGGTGCTGTAGTTGCTGATTACCTATTAATGACTGGTATTAGTACATTCCTTGGTACTACACTATTCACTGACGTGACAATTGGTAGATTGTTAGTTACTGGTAGTTTGAATGTTACTGGTATTACTACATTTACAAAAGGAGTCATATTTGATAGTACTGCAGGTATTACAACATTCAGTAATGATGTTCGTTTTGATGGAGCAACAGCCAACAGAGATCTCTTCTGGGATAAGTCGGCAGATGCATTGCAGTTTGCTGATAATACTAAGGCAACATTTGGAAATCATGCTGGGGCTGGAGATCTTCAGATTTATCATGATGGGGCCAATTCATACATAAATGATGTTGGTACTGGAGAACTTTACATACAAGGAAACTCCTTTGTCGCTATCAGAGGTACTGGTGGTGAGTCGATGGGTAAGTTTAATAAAGACGGATCCGTAGAGCTTTATCATGGAATGGCTGGAGAGGCTGCAGAGAAGAAGTTAGAGACTAAGGATGATGGCGTTAATATTATTGGAACATTAGAAACCGATAACCTTACTAATACTGGAGTATCTACATTTAGTGGAACGGTAAATTTAAACGGTGAGATAAATCTTGGTGATGGTGCAGCTGATACTATCAGTGCAATTGGTAGATATGATACTAACTTAGTTCCTTCTACTGATGGTGCTAGAGACTTAGGTGCTTCTGGATTAGAATGGAAGGATTTATATCTTGATGGTACTGCAAATATTGATTCATTAATTGCTGATACTGTTGATATTAATGCTGGTGATATTGATGGAACAACTATAGGTAATACTGTACAATCTTCAGGTAAGTTTACATCCTTATCTGCAAGTGGACAAACTGATCTTAATGGTAACATAAACCTTGGTAATGCTGCTACAGATAGTATTACTCCTGTTGGTAGATTTGATGGCCACCTCGTACCTCTTACTGATAATGCAGTAGATTTAGGTGCATCTGGTGTAGAATTCAAAGATTTATATCTTGATGGAACTGCAAATATTGATTCATTGGTTGCAGATACTGCTAAGATTAGTGATCTATCATTGAATAAACTTGTTTATTCTAGTTCTGCTGATGGTGAATTATCAGACGTTACTGGATTCTCTTATGCTGCTGACGGTAATGGTGTTGATAGAATCACTGTAAGTAAGGATGATTATATGGAATGGTTGGGTGGTAATGGTGCTGCAAATGTTACTGGATCATTTACTGGTAGTATTAATGTAGTAGGTAGTGAGAGTGTTGGTGGTACTTCTGTAGCTAGAAATTTATTAATAACCAGTTCTAATCATGGTTTGCCAAGTGGTAATAACTCAATTGGTAATGGTGGACCAGGCGGTTGTGTTATTACTATTTCTACTGGTAATGGGAACATTAATGCGTTCAATGGTGTATATAAAGTAGTAAGAGTAACTGGTACAAAAATAGAACTGGATAGAGCATGGGTAGTATTGGATCCAGATAGTAGTGAAACAGAAGTTACTGGTATTACGTTCACTAAAGGTAATCATGGTAATGAGGTTTCAATTCAAGGTGATCAAATTACTGTTATTAATAAAATCCCATCACAGGCAGTATTTCATAATTTACGAATTAGGAATGAACTTACTGTTCCTGGCACAATTTCAATTGAACAAGGAACAGTTTCGAAATCTCTTTTCGTTTTTGCTCCTGCTACCATTTATAATCTTACTTTAGATCGTGCTAGTAATTATAGTAGTGGAGATCAAAGTGGTAACTTAACTGTTCAAGGTGAATCTACATTCAGCTCATTAAAGAATACAAATATACCTCACTTACATGCAACAGAACAAATCACAACAGGTATATCTACATTCTCTGGAAATATAGATGCTAATGGTAACTTAGATGTTGATGGTACTACTGATTTAGATACAACTAACATTGTTGGAAATCTTACTCTTACTTCTGGCCACGGACAATTTGATAATATTAGAATTGATGGTAATACAATATCAGCACAGAATACTAATGGAGTAATAACTCTTGATCCAGCTGGTAATGGTGATGTAAATATTGAAGGGCCTCTTGATGTTAATAGTAGTGCGAATGTTTCAGGAACTGCAACATTAGCAACTGTTGATATTAATGCTGGTAATATTGATGGAACAGCAATCGGTTCTGCTTCAAGATCTACAGGTAAGTTTACTACACTTGATGCTAATTCAAACCTATCAGTTGGTGGTAACGGTACTGTTACAGGAACATTTGATGTTGATGGAAATACAACATTAGATGGATTGACGGTTGATCATGGTTCCACATTCAACGATGATGTTATCCTTACTGGTGCTAATTATAGTTGCACTTGGGATAAATCACAAAATCGACTTCGCTTTGCAGATAATGCTAAGGCAACATTTGGTGGTAATAATGATGCGAACATTCAACATAATGATTCTAATTTCTTTATTGAGAATGATAAAGGTCATGTCTTTATTCAGAATGCTGGTACTAATACTACTTCTAATGTCTATATTAGAGGTAAATCTGGAAGTGATGGGATAATCGTTCAAGGTGGTGATCGAGTTCAATTGTATCATAATGGCAACTGGAGACTTCAAACTACTGATGCTGGAGTCTCAATAAATGGTACAACAACTTCAACTGCATTCTCAGGGCCTTTAACAGGTAACGTAACTGGTAATGTTACTGGTAATTTAACTGGTACTGCATCAAATGCTGATAAACTTGATAATATTGATAGTGCAAATTTCTTAAGATCTGATACTGGTGATACAGCTAATCATCGGATTTCTTTCTATGCTAATGCCACAAATAATTGGGATGCTATTAATACTGCATCTGGTTCACGAGGTGCAATAGAAATTTATAATTCTGGTTCTGGTAATGATGCCTTTATGGCATTCCACACTGGTAGTGACTATGCCCTTTATTTTGGATTAGATGCTGGTACTAATAAACTATCCGTAGGTGGATGGTCGATGGGTGCTGCTAGTTATGCAATCTATCATGAAGGTAATAATCCATCATTCTCTCAACTAGGAATTTCAGCTTCTAGTATTAATGCACTTGGTATAAATGCACAAAAAGTTGATAGTATTGAGGGTGCAAGTTTATTAAGATCGGATCAAGATGATTCGTTTAGTGGAGCCATTTGGTCAACATCTAGACATAACGGAATATTTGGAACTTACGATTCTTACAAAACCGATTCTATTTGGTCTATGGGTACTGGTTACAAGAACCATTCCTCTGGAACAAACTTCGGAAACCTATATGGACTGGCTTATAAGCATACAAATAACACCACTGGCGGCACTATGGGTGGCAGTCATCAAATGGTTTGGTGTGCAAATGGAGTGCCTAATGGAGCTATAGGTGGTACTTGTGTTTGGCACAGTTCTGCAATGAAGGTTACGTCAAGTAACCATACTGTTTGGCACGTAGGTAATGACGGCCCTGCTTCTGGATTAAATGCTGATTTATTAGATAATAATGAAGGTTCTTACTATAGAAATGCTAGTAACATAAATGCTGGAACAATTCATCAGAATTATCTTGGAACTAATAATAATAGAACTAGTAGTTATTTCCTAGCTGGTGATAATGTTTGGAGGCAAGTTAATACGAATCTTGTAGCTGATACTTCACCACAATTAGGTGGCCACCTTGATACTAATGCCAAGAATATTAGTTTTTCTGATGCTACTACGTATGGTTCTGATGATACATTACAATTTGGTGCAAGTAATGATTTACAAATATTCCACGGAGCATCAAACAACGGTGTTTCTCATTATAGAAACAGAAATATAATTAAAACACAAGGTGGTAATGCTAATTTGACGATAGAGTTAGGTTCAACTACTGGAACTGGAATCCTTATTAGAGAAAATGTTAATGGTACTATTCGCAACGTACTACAAGGTGGATGGGGTGGTGCAACAACCATTTATCATGGAGGAAATTCTAAAATTAATACTCAAAGTGATGGTGCTCATGTCACTGGAACCATGTTTGCTGATAAGTTTGATACCAGTGCATCAGGTTCAAGAATACATGCACTTGATGCAGGAAGTGGTGTTACTAAGGTATTATGTGAAACTAATAATGATAATACGGTTAGACATGGAACTGCAGCTGCTATAAAGGCCTTCTTAGGTGTAGAAGATACTGATAGATGTAGAGTTACTCTTTTGACTACAGTAGGAACTGGTAATTTTAGTACTCAGAGTTGGTGTACCCACTTAGTCGCCATTGTTAATGGTGGTGGAGGAGCTGGAGGTAATGCATGGGGTACTGGACACGGTGGAAGAGGTGGTCATGGTGGCCAGAATTTCAATTATCGGGAGCACTTAAGTGGAGTCCATAGTATTCCATACTCCGTAGGTGCTGGTGGAGTTAGACATACAGGTGGTGGTAGTTGTGATGATAACCTTGCTGCTGGTGGTAGTGGTGGTACTAGTTACTTTGGTCCTACTAGTAACAGAGCTACCGCTACTGGTGGTACTGGTGGACAGGGTGCTAGTTCAGGTAGTTCAGGTGCTAATGGAACTAATGGTAATAATATGAGATTCTTCGCAGGTGATTATGGAGAAGGTGGACAAGGTGGTACTTGGGCTGGTGGTGATGGATGTCAAACTACAGCTGCAAATGGTGGTGGTGGTGCTATTTGGATTCTAGAGCTTGGATAAATACAAATATCCTATTTCTATATTTTGTTATGAGACTTATTAGAAATCCATTTAATGCAGATGAAGTAGAAAAAATTATTGAAAATATGGTTCCATCGTGTGAACATGCTAAAAGATTTGCCATGCACGATAATGATCTTAAAAGAAATATTGTAGAAATTCCTGAATGGAAGGATAAAATAAACAGAGATTCTTTAATGGAACTCTATAATAAAGAAGAACCTACAGATTTAAATAATACAAGAAATCTCTTTAATTATGAAGTTGGGTTGGTGGGAAATTTAGAAAAGGCTGAAAATATTAGACAAGTATTGAGGGATCGATATAGTGTTCCAGTTCGAGCAAGAGGTCAATTTTACTATCCTCCTACTGGATATATGGGATGGCATACTAATTGTGGAGCACCAGGCGAAAGATTTTATATAACTTGGGCAAGTGAAGATAAGAAATCATTCTTTAGATATTATGATCATGAAAATGATGAGATTATTACTGATTATGATGATAAAGGACTTACTGTAAGACAATTTAAGGTAACTGAGACAGAACCTTATTTCTGGCATTGTGTTGGTAGTGAGTGTGATAGGTTTAGTGTTGGATTTTTAGTTCAGAGTAGTGTGGCATTAGATTTTGATATCTATCAAAAATTAATTGATAAAATGGAACATAAAAATATTTCTGATTATATTGGTAAATTGGTTTTGGATGCAGATTCATAAATAACATTACTAGTTAGTATACCCATGGCTATAACACATACACAAACTATTACATTGATGGAAGTTCTTAGGAGTAGTTCCGATAATGTTGTTGAGAATATAAAAGTAGTTACAACTTCTGTTGATGACTCCGATCCTGCAAAATATAGAGCAGAAAAACATGATAGATTTCATATATCAACGGATGGAATTAGTGCTTCTACTTCTGGATTTAAACCTTATACCAATTTAACTGAAAGTGAAGTTCGTGGTTGGATTTCATCTGAATTGGCTAGTGTTGGTGCAAAAACTAAAGAAGAAAATGAAAAAACTATTAATCAATTGATAAAATTGGATAATCCAATTGCAATAGATAAGGAAGTACCTTGGTAGAATATTCCGTATAAATAATATGAACCGATAGATATCGGTGACTAAGGTATATACCATCAGAGGAGCCAAATGGCATCAAATATTAAGTTTAAGAGATCGGCTGTACAAAACCGAGTACCAACTACTGCACAACTGGAACTTGGAGAATTAGCCTTAAACACCTATGATGGTAAATTATATACAGAAATTAATACAGGTTCAGCAGCAGTCGTAGAGATAGGATCTAAACTTAGTAGTCTTGTTGTAGATGGTGATAATGGTGGTGGTAATGGAGACGTAACATTTCATGGAGCTACTGCAGGTAGAGATTTATTGTGGGATGCTTCTGCAGATTCATTAATAGCTTTAGATAATACTAAAATTTCTGTTGGAACTGATTCTGATTTACAACTGTTTCATGATGGCTCGCATAGTTGGATAAAGGAAAATGGTACTGGTAATCTTTATATAAACACTAATGGTGCAGAAATTGCACTTAGATCGGGTGGGTCATTTGAAAATATGGCTCGATTTTATAAAGATGCACAAGTAGAGCTTTTTCATAATGGAAGTGAAAGAATTGCTACAACGGCTGATGGTGCAGATATAAGTGGAACAGGATCACTTAAAATTCCTGTAGGTACTACGGCTCAGAGAAGTGGATCACCAACAGCTGGTGATCTAAGATATAATACTACTACTGGTGGCTTTGAAGGTTACTCAACTGATTGGGGTGAGATTGGTGCTGGTGGTGTAGGTATTGGATCTACTCATATTAATCCAGGCTCTGGTGTAGTTGGAGCTAGAATTGGTGTAGGTTTTACAGATATTAATTTTGTTGGTGCTGGTCTTAGTGTCACTGGATATGG